GATTGAATACAATGTCAAAAGGACTGATGCGAACCAGCTTAGGGCCAACATACTGCTCTGTGTACTCACCATCTTCTTTAACTGTGAAGTTATCCTCATACTCTACCTTAGCAAAGCAGTTACCATATGTGATCCAATCGTAGACCAACTGGTTGACTGTAGCTACAAACCCTGACTTATCAATCTTATCTCTCATGTAAGATGTGACAGCAGTAACCTTTTCTTTCTTAGAGGAGTCAGAGTTATAAGGCTTCCACCTCATCCAATTCATCTGAGGGAATAGAGAAGCCATGTAGTTAGCATGAAGGTTATCAGCAAGCTGTGTAAGCTTAGGAGTAGTGGTTGTGTTAGACCAGGGTAGAATCTTATTGGAAGTGGTAGCTGTACTGGTAGCATAGAGATAGTTTCTAAGCTCTTTCCATTCAGTTAGTTTATTCTGTCTTAGATTGTTCCACTCATTGTAGCGCATCCCAATCTCTTGGGCCAGACTATCGGCTGCAATGTAATCATCAAATTCAACTAAGGTGCCTACCAATATGTCTATCCTCTAAACTTATGCTGTGACCAGTCAATGGAGTTTCTCTTAGCTCTGGCCTTAGATGAAGCAGGCTTAACAGCTATACCACAGGCATCAGCTAAAGCATTCTTAACATCATCATGAGAAGGGTTTCTTGTTATGAGTTCATCTTCTAAGACCTGACACTCACCACCTCTGTAGTGCCAAATCTGGTTGTTATCATATCTAGGTTCTAACTCAGAAGATATTCTTTCTGCCTTAGCCCCTTCATTCCTTGTGGGTCTATACTCATCAATAGAGATACTAAGGCCATGCCTCTTAATCTCTTCTTTAAGCTGGTTAACAATAACAGCCTGTGCTACTGTAACCTCTGCTCTCATCTTCCTAAAGCCCCACCTATTGGAGAGTTCTAAGATGTGTTTAAAGTATTCAGATATCTTACCTGTCTTGAATCTGTGGATATCTAATACATAGATGTTAAAGTTTTCATCTACACCAATAACAACAATAGCTGTGAAGTCAGCTTTAGCAGAGATAGAGAAAGCAAAGTCAACAGCAGTGAAGAGATTTAATTTACTTTCTTTATAATACCAGACTCCATTCTCTCTTGTCAAGAAGTTTTTTTCATAATATTGGAATCTACTTGAATCAATAGGAGCATTGTCTGGGTCAGTAGGATCATTATAGTACTGAGCTTTATACTGAGCCTTGTCTAAATACTTACCTCTCTTCTTAGCAAGTATCTGGATATTAAACCCAAACCACTTACCATCTTTCCTCAACTGCCTAGGCCAGAGGAACTCACCTGTGCCATCACCTCTATCTTCTACAGGCTTCTCATATGTCTCATAGATAGGCTCTTCACCAACTACTTCATCCAGTTCATCATAGATGTCTTCTGTCATCTCCATCATCTCATGATACAGATCAGAAGGGAAGTACCTAGTTCCTACCACCCACTCATCAGCTTCACCACCTTCAATAGATGCAAGTAGAGAGTACTGGGTCTTAACCTTTTGTCTTCCTTCTCTGGTGTAAGCATTCTCCTGTACCACTACATCATCAAGGATAGCAATGTCACAGTGTAGACCAGTAAGGGAAGTAGTCAAGCCCCCTGTAAAGATAGAAGGGTCTCTAATGTTTTCCTTCTTCCTTAGGGGATGGTCTAAGTTAATCTCAGTACTGGTCCACTTTTCTCTCTTACCTTCTTCTTTGTTAATATGATCAGGCCAGTACCTTCTGTGAATGTCAGACTCAAAGATATTCTTAATGAAGGCTAGTTGTTTCTCAGCTAGGTTAGATGTAGCAGAGATATACAGGATACGCAATGTAGGGTCTTTGGTTAGCCTCCAAGCAGCCCTGTAGGCAATCAGTCTTGACTTACCATGGTCTCTGGGGAAGAGAAGAAGCTGGTGAGACTTAGCATCTTCTTTAGCCCACCAGTTGATAACATCAATATGACATTGCCCTAGTACTTGCTCAGGAGCTACCAGCTTAATGAAAGACTCTAAGCTATCTTCAGCAGCCTGTCTGATAAGTTCTTCTTGTGTCATACTCTTAAGAAACTACCCCTGCAACAGCAAGTGTAACAATAGAAGCTATGACACAACCAGCAACCATCTCTATCCAGTTGTCAGAAAGATACTCTACTACTATATTAAATTTCTCTTTTACCATATCAGTTCTTCCCTTCTTTCCAAGTCTTCATCATCTTCTCACCAGACCTACCTACAATGTAACCACCCATACCAATAGTGAGTAGGTTCCAAGCAGGTTCTGTGATTGCACTCCAAGCAGACAGTACTGGAATAGTAACTCCAAAGAAGACTTCTGTCAATGGTACTACAACAATATTAAAACCAATCAAGAACATTAGGAAGTACATAAGGTGAGGTCTCCAGCTAGAGGCCACTCCCTTACTCTGTGCTTCTGCTACAATTATATCAATCTGACCTTGTAGCTCAGTCTTCTCTAAGTCATATAGCTGTGTTGTAATAGCTGATGTAAGTTTATCCTGTTCATCTTTATCTGTAACAAACTCTTTAATGATACCAGTTACTGCTGCTATGATAGGGAGTACTAAAGGTAAAGCCATGTTCTATTCTTCCTGTGACTTAGGTGGGTATAGTTTAGTTCTTGTTGTCCATAAAGGATGGCAGCTATGTTGAACATACCCTGTCACCCCATCTAATCCAAATGTATCTTCTAAGAACCAAGGCCCGATTATATGTTCACCTACTATTCTACTCTTTGCTGAGTGATCTGAATCTTTTCTTTCTGTATCAAAAACTATTCTTCTGTTACCTCTATACCATTCCATACCTAAGTACTGACAGTTTTTAATCTTATTTAAACTAACCCATATAAGAGTTCCTTCTTCAACAAGCACAAGCTGCTCTATTTTGAAGTTTGTAACTACAGGAAGAAGGAGAGGTTCTGCTTTCTTTAGCATAGGCCATAACAAAGGGATAAGGATAATCAAAGACCATACAAATAAAGACATGGGTCTTAGTATGTTGTTTAGATTAACCACCTGTTGCGAACCCTCCTGACATAGCCCAGGTCATAAATCCTCCTATGATAGAGGCTAGTATAAGCCAAACCACTTTAGCTAAGTTCCCTTTTATCTCCTTTAGAGTTTCCTTTACTTCTCTTAAGTCTTTATCTAAATGGACCCTATCACTATCAGCTTTAGCTTGTTTTACTTCTAGCTGGTGTCTCCAATCTTCAAGAGAGGTGAGTCTTCTTTCTACTGGGTCTGTCATAGTCTTAGACCTTTATTGATTCAGACACATCAGTGAAGGTTCCTACTGAGGATGTAAAGTTCCCTGCTGAGCCTAAGTTAACCCCTGGTGCTGAAGAATCTCCTGGGAAGTAAAAAGGAGGTTGAACCCCAAAAGGTTTAGAGCCATCTGAACCTAAGTTAGCTGGTCTGCCATCTCTTATGAATAGACTGACATCATCCATAGTCAACTGTCTATCCACTGGTCCTGCCCATAGATGTGCAATAGATGCTTCTATGGTATCTGTAGCAGCAGTGGTCCCTGATATAACCCAGTTGTCTACCCCTGTGTTAAATGTCCCATCAACAGATGTAACATCAGAACCATTAGCAACACCATCCCAAGCACCAAATGTATTAGCTGACGTACCATCAGCATAGACAAAGATATGGTGCCAATCAGTAGTTGCTGCTACAGAAGGAGTAAACCTCCATTGGGTAAGAAAAGTTCCTGATGCGTCTCTTAAGTACACTCTCATTGTGTTATTCAAAACCTTTTGAATGTATACTTTTGTAGATAATGCTGCAAAGAGATATCCTGTAGCCCCATCACCTGCATGAATCCTAAAGAAACAGGAGATAACATACTTAGTAGAGTCTGCTGTTACAAGAGAAGTACCTTCCAACTGTGCTCCAACAGAGAGCTTCATTCCTTTATCAGGGGCTAGGATAGGTACAGTTAATGGAGTATCAAAATGCATTTATCTATACCTAACCACACACATTACATCATAGTCTACAGAAGTCCCTGCTGTGACAAAAGGCCTGATGTATAGAGGACGGGTTAGGATACTAAAGATATCACCAGCATTCTTGGAAATAACAGCACCAGTCTCATCTCTGAGAGCGGCTACATTGCTTCCATCATTAGAGCCTTGGACAGTTAGGAAGCCTCCTGTCCCATCAGAGCCAATGACATGGAAGCATAAATCAATAACTCCTGACCTGAGTTGGAGGAAATTCCCATCTGTATTTGTTTCAGTAAGGGTTTCCCAGGTAAAGACCTCTACCTTACTTCTTTGATCATGACTGGAGGCTTCCCCTAGGACTGATCCTGTATCAGCAACATTAGCTTTAGTAGCTGTAATAGTAGCCATATTATTCAAACACCTTTCTTAATACTTAAGTTAGAAGTCAAGTAGTACAACAGTGTATGTTTTATTACCTGCTGCTATTCCACCTGTTGTTACATTAGAGGCTGTTACAGTTATTTGATTAACTCCATCACATTGTGCTGAGTAAACAAGACCAGCTACTGGAACATTACAGTTAACTAGAGCTACTGAAGTTGTAGTAGCTGCTCCTGTTGCTGTGAAAGAGAAACTAGCTGAACTGTTAGCAGCTACTGTCCCTAGGTTGTTGACCTCTGAGAACTTTTGGATAAGGTTGACACCTTCTCCTGCTCGACCAGAAAGAGACAGTAT